ACGAACTGCAATGCAGGGGGAACAATCAGCTTCTTGGGCTTGGCGGCGATCAACAAACCACGCTCGTCTGTCCATGCGGCGATCTGAATAACAGCGTTTTCCAACGAAGTTTCATTCAAGTCAGCAGCAGTGGCGGGACGATTGGAGTTGGTTCCACCAGAAACCAAGGGGTGAGCAGTGCTAAACAAAGCAACGCCGTCGCCACCGGGATACGCGGCAGAGAAACCGTTGTTCAGAGTAGCAGCAGCTTTAACCTGCTTGGTGTAAGCCATAGCACGAGCCAGACCTTTGGTGTAACGAGCAGACAAGCTGTCGTACAAGTTATCTTCAATCGCTTCTTCAGTGATTGAGAAACCCAAAGCAATGGTTTCGTGGTTATAGCGGGTAGTCCATGCCTCTTGAGCATTGTCATAAGCGATGGCAGAACCTTCGTTTTTGACAGGTGCGGCTGAGAAGCCAGACAGTTTGGTCTCTTCTTCAAAAGAACGCTCTGAGGTTTCGGTTTCATAAATTTCTTTATGTTCTTCACCATAACGAGCGTACTCCATGCCAAACAAGGCATTCAAGCCGGGCAAGAGTTCTTTAAGTAGTTGTGCACGTGAAATAGCCATTTAAATAACTCCTTATGCGCCGGTGGCGGAATAGTAACCATGCAAACCTTGGTTCAACTTAACCAAGACTTCAGGATACTGAGTGAAAACCACAGTCGATGTGTAAACACCAGAATTCAATGTGAATGTGGCGGCTTGGTTCAGCACAACAGAAGTTGCGCCTGCTGCGGCTGCTGTATCAACAAAAGAACCTGTCTGTGCAAGCTGACCATTTGTGGTCAACACAGAAACGTCTGTACCAACTGGCAATGCGAAAGGCAGAGCACTCACGGTCAAGGTGGTTGTACCTGAACTGAAAATAGCTGTACCTAAATCAACTGCTGTGTCATGTACAACATCAATCACGCGCAAAGGCAGAGTGGTTGTGACAGGAGTATCGCTAGGAGCCAAAACTGCGTTAGCAGAGTTTCCGGTATTGACATTACCGGTGTTGTTGATAGCTGACACGTTAGTGCCAATCATCGCCAAAGCACCAGATGCAACAGCGGTTGTAGCAGAACAAACAACTGCCTTGAACACAGCATCAGGATCATCCGATATGTAGGCTTGGCAATCACCTGCTGCGGTGCTTGCGGGCCAGTATTGGCTGAACTGCTTTTGCTTAGTTACAGGGTTAGTGAATGTACAGCCCAAGAAAATACCAACGGTCTGGTTCAAACCAGTGCCGGTAGTAACTGAGGCGCGTGTGGCAAAGCCACGGGACAGAACAACGAAATCACCATAGAAGATGTCGGTTGAGTAACCGTATTGGATGGGGTACATACGGGTTGAACCCGCAAATACTTGACCACCAATCAAATTCAATGGTTTTAGCCCGTAAGGGGCGTCAACTACTGGATAAGCCATTTAAGACTCCTTTTAAAAAAAATTTATGTACCTGTGCCAAATGTTACTTTGGACGATCTTTCCGCGAATTTTGACATCCGTGGGTCATTGTCTTTCATGTAGGTGTTGTCTACCGAATCCATTTGTGCTTTGTTTATCTTGGCAAAGTGAGCGTCACGTTGTTGCATAAACTCGGCTGGGATACGGCAAAGTACTAACCCACCAATTTCGATATTGCCTTTAAAGCGTCCGTCAACGGAAGCGTGCATCATGAGTTCTGGATAGTCTTCTGCTTTGCAGGGTTCATATCCCTCACGGAACTTAGACGAAATGTTTGATGGATCATTTGTCCCCAGCGTGCTGGTTCTAATCCAACGATGTGACCAACCGGGTCTGTCGTCGGGTGAAGGTAAAGCCTCTGGCGCTTGCCATGATGTTGGTCGTTGCATAACCTGACGAGTATCCAACGCACGATCTAAGCGAATTTGCGGTTTTCCAGCTTTAGTGACTTCAGTATTTTCCATTTTCATATTCCTTTTCTAAGTAGAGCAACCTGTTTTGCGTATTCTTCGATGGGCACCCCAAGGCGACGCGCAGTGGCGGCTTCTGATGCTTTTAAACGAATACGATTAGGTGGAGTACTTCGTGAGGCTGGTGCCACAGGCGAAGTATTTCTTGTTGCACGGCGTGGGGTATCTTCATACTCCTCTTCCGGTTCTGACGCCCTTTTCTTAGGAGGCGGATCGTCTTCCTCGTAGCTCTGTTCACTTTCAAAGTGTTCAGGAAATCTTTTGCGCATCGTTTTG